CTAAAGGCGCAATAATGTCAGCTGTTCAATCAGCACAATTAGCCGTAGGTTCAGCGTTAAAAGGTGGATAAATGGCTATGGGTGGTGGTGATAGTGGTGCTTCACAATCAATACCCTTATTAGAAGATTTAAGGTCAATCGGTAGAGAGAATGAAAAGAATACAGAGAGTATGCTTAGTATATTCAAGTCAATGTTTATCTTTGATAAAGAACAGGCCGCTCGTTTAAGAGACCAAGGTAGAGAAAACGCACAAGAAACACCTGTAGGTCCAACAGGACCTGGTATGAAAGGTGATATCAAAGAACTAAAAGATTCTAAGGGTATACCTGGTGTATTGGCAGCTGCGGCTGCCTTGACAGCTTTAGCTGCATTTGCCAGAGGTACAATGCTTGAAGATATATTAAGATTACCAACACAGTTAAAAGGTATCAAGGGTATGGCTACTTTTGCAAGTGGTGTAGCTAAAATTGGTACATTAGGTTTAGGTGCAAAATTTATTGATAATGCAACAGACAGTTTAAAATTATTTAAATCTAATTTTCTTTTAAGATTAGATGATTTAAAATTAGCTGCTAGTAACAAATTTGCTGCTATAAAAATGCCGGCATTTACAGGTTTGGCTGCTAAATTTGCTGAATTAAATTTTGTTAAGAAGATAACAAACTCAAAAGCCTATGCTATGGCAGTAACTTCATTAAATGGTATCAAATCAGGTATTGCAAGTGTAGTAGGTCCTATGAAAAGTGCATTTAGTTCCGTATTTGGTGCAGGTGCTTCAGGTGGTCCTGCCGGTGCAGGTGGTGGCGGCGGTGGTGCAATTAATAAAATATTAGCACCATTAAGAGCAATTGGTAGAGTTATTGGTAAACTATTCTTGCCTATTACATTAGTTATGGGAATATTTGATGGTTATGCAGGTTTCATGGAAGAGTATGAAAAAGAACAGAGTTTTGCTGATGGTATAAGAGGTGCAGTTGTAGGTATAGTAGATGGATTTATAGGTAGTTTTGTAAGATTAGCTACAGGTGCTATTGCAGCTGGTTTAGAATTTCTAGGTCTTGAAAACTTGGCAACAATCATAAGCGATTTCGGTACAGATATTACTGCTAGTTTCTCTACTGCCGTTGGTGGTCTTGTTGATTTTGTAACAGGTATATTTACATTAGACTTAGAAAGAATTACAGGCGGTCTTAAAAATCTAGTTGGTGGTACAGCAGACTTCTTATTCACATTAGTAACAACACCAATTGACGCTGCTATAGCATTTGTACAAGACTTATTTAATTTAGGTGACCCCGAAAATCCATTTACAATAAGAGGGTTTTTATTTGGTGAAGACGGTATAGTTACGAGAGCAATAAACTTTTTTAAAGGTCTATTTACATTTGACTTTGGTACAATTAAAGAAAAACTATTTAACATGGGTAAAATGTTTAAAGCAATTGTAGCTGCAAGTGCGGCTGCTGTTAAGGCAGGTTTTCCAGGTGGTGAATCACCAAGTGAGGCATATAAGAGAGTATTTGACGCCATGACTAAATCTGATACAGAGGTGCCGCCACAAGATGTTGAAGGTGCTGATATTGTTAAGTCTAGTGTAACAAATGTAGAAGGCGATACAACAGAAACAACTTACAAAACTGAACAACTTAATAATTACGGAAATAATGGTCAAGGTGGTGATGTAACCTATATTGACAATTCAACAAAACAAAATAACAATACTAGTAATAACAGTAATGAAACTTATACAGGTTCTTTAACAACAGGCAGTGATGGATATTTTGATAGAGAAGCCTACGGTGGCGCCTAGTATTGACCTAGGTCTTTTTCTGTAATAATTTTAAACTTCATACCATTATCACTACAATACTCACGAGCTGCTGACCATTTGGCCTGATTTTTGATATACTCAAAACTCTCACGCATATATGATTTGGTTTTCTTTTTAGGTGGTTTTGGTTTTACTGCTTGACGAGATGGTTTTATCTCAATCATAAACTTCTCATTGTTACAAGTCTTAACAACAAAATCAGGAAAGTATCTGTGCCATTTCTTATCAAGCGGACTATAATATCTAACTGGTAATTCTTCACTTGCCCAAAATTCTATATCTTGATTAAGGTCACAATATCGCATGAACCGTCTTTCAAGTAGTGAACGATACACTATTTGTTTGGTATTACCGACATATTTCTTTGGATTGGTGGGTCTATATAAACCTTTATAACTCTTTCTCATATCACTCTTATAACCTATATAAATATTACTAACTAAGGATTATTTATACATGGCATTTAAAGCACTAGGACAACATATCAAAAATTTAGCAATACCACATGTAAGTAGTATTGTCAATAACTTTGTGAGTGGTGGAAGTCAGAAAGACTCAGGTAAAGTAGCAGCTAAGTTGATGAAGAAGTCAGGTATGGATATACCAGATAGTCCATCACAGGCACAAGTATCCAATCCATTACAATTTAGTCCTGTACAATATCCACTAGATTTAGGTAGTAACGAGTTAGGTCACTACATATTATTTGAATCTGGTTTTGTAGGATATAGTCCACAAACAAGTCAGTTTCGCTCAAAGAGAGTATCAAAAGGTAAAGATAGATTTGGTCACGAACAATATGGTTACGAACCATTTGAAAAACAAAAGATTACAGCAAAAACACCGACACACTCAATATCAACCTCAGGCATTGCATTATACATGCCAGCTGGTGTAAAGACATCATATAATCAATCATATGACGCAGACACAGAAACAGGTTTAGTAGGAGATTTAGAGGCGGCTGGTGTTGCTATTGGAGGTGCAGAGGGAACTGCCGCTAAAGTTGAAGCTGCATTACAAGGTGTGATAGGTGCAACAGCTAGAAATGCTAAACAGATTTTAGGTGAATTTGTTTCACTTGCAGGCGTAGGTGACCCTGTAAGATTTATGGCAAAGAGAAGTGGTGTTGCAATTAATCCTAGAAGTGAGGCATTTTATAATTCACCAAATCAAAGAACATTCTCATTTACATTTGATTTTTGGCCTAGAAGTATGGAAGAGGCAGAGGCAGTAGAAAAGATTATTGCCATATTTAAATACAATTCAGCACCAGGTTTTAAAGCTGGTACATTAGGGTCAGTATTCACAGTACCTAACTATTGGAAAATTAGTTACATGTTTAATAGTACAGAGAACACAGCATTAAACATGATAGGTGCGTGTTATTGTACAGATGTAGAAGTTGATTATTCGCCAGATGGACAATGGACTACATTTGGTGATGGTAAACCTGTACATACAAGAATGACAGTAAACATGTTAGAAGATAGAATTATTACTAAACAAGATATCGAGCAAGGTGCATAATGAAATACTTTAATCAATTTCCAGGTATAGACTACGACCTAAAAGGTGATGGTAATAGAACTATTGTAACAGATATTTTTAGAAGAGTCAAGGCAAGAAGTAAGATTGTAGATAATGTATCAGCATTTGACAAGTATGATGTACAAGAGGGTGAGAAACCTGAAGATGTGGCATACAAGATGTATGGTGACTCAGATTATTTTTGGGTTATAACACTTGTCAATAACATTGTCAATAGATATTATGACTGGCCGCTAGATGAGTATGTATTTCAACAATATGTTGCCGACAAATATTCTAATCCAGATGGTATACACCACTACGAGAGAACACAAGAGAGTGGACCACAAACAGGTGATGGACCGGCAGACTATTCACACCTATTAGAGTGTAATAGTACAGACGAGGGTGCTCAATCAGTATCTAATATAGAATACGAAAGAAGATTACAAGACAAGAAGAGGCAAATTAAATTACTGAATAGAAACTTTTTACCTGCCTTTGAAACAGAATTTACCAATTTGATTAGAAGATAATGACATGCCAACAGAATCAGAAATACTAGATAAAGTCGGTAAGTACAACTTATCCGAACTATCAATCATCTCATACAGACAAGACAAAGAAGAAAGTAAACCAAAGTTTATTGACATAAAAGGTATCATGTTGACCATGACCTTGACCGAGGACATATTTAACAACAGTCTATCAGGTGCATTAACAGTCTATGATACACAAGATGTAAGAACTATATTTCCACTTACTGGACTAGAAAGATTATCAGTCAAGTTTAATACACCTGTGGATACATTGACCAATATTATTGATGGTTTCTATGC